GTAGCCGATCGAAGAAGTCGATACGGTTACCACTTCTACAGCTTCAGTAAAGAACTGAAGCAAACCAGCGCCTACGTTCGGAAGGGTACGCGGAGCCTTAACCGCAAGGTTAAGACAACGCACTTCTCTCCTTTGAAGCGACGAGTTTACACGGTAGGCGAGATGCCCATCGTGCTCTCCAGCTTCTAGGGAGGCCCAACCGAAGTTGCCTGACTCGGCTTCTACTGAGCGTATCTTTCTTCGGATATACTCAGGGGTTGCCATCCGTAAGTACCGCGCGGTGTTCACAAAACCTCCTTTACAAAGGTTTTTATGGACGTCGACAGTACTAACGATCGAGCCAGGACGGGAACGATCTGGGTAGTCAAGTACGTTCACAGAGGTCACGTTGACCCCTAAGAACGCATCAATGCCACAGGACTCTCGAAAGCTTTCGCCAACGAAAGTCTTATTGACGTTGACCTTAAGAGATAAGGCTTGAAGCAATCCCAGCAGCACTTCGGACCCATCTTTGGGAACAATGATATCGTCCCCAAAGACGCGGACCTGCGACGAGCCTAATGCTTTCATGTTCTTAATGGACACTCGCTGACCTCGTGCATACAGCACTGAGGCCAATGCAAGCGCCAAGAAGAACAACGACTGCACAGGGAACGTCGTTGCGTTGCCCATCGTCGAGTACTTCCTAAGTGAGAACCACCTAGGCGAGTATCGACATATACCCTGCTCGATGAATGTAGACCGTGAGGCCTGCAAAGCATCAAGCAATGTTGGACATTGCCGAAAGAGTCTCTCGACATGCCAACAGGATATACGGTCGGACGCTTCCGACAAATCAATCGTCGAATGCGTTCTATCGATGGAGGCTCGAAGAGCCAACCGACCATTCTTGCTCTGATCGTTGAAAGTAACGAATTGAGCAATGAACGAGCGATTGACCTGACTGTAGAGATAGTCACGAACCGCCTGCTGACACCATTGAAGATAACAAGGCTCCGAGGCAATAAGCCTGGGCTTCGTAATCGTCTTTGGTACGGCATGCATTTTCGCGGGGCTTTCCGAAACGGAAAGTTTATCCTCACAGTCAGTGAGTCTCCCGACATCGTAATTCGCAACCGCGAATTCCGAATAGGGAAAAACAGCCTCGAGACGAGTCGGCCACTGATTGAAGACATACTTATATTCTCCATATCGGTGGTCGGCAACGGCGCCAGGTCCATGCCTGAAGCGATAGAGACTTGGGTCAAACGGACCCAAAGTTGCTGACAGAATGTCAGACACCGTCTGAACATACGACAACAACTTGTAGTGATCTCTACCGTAGCGCGTGACTTCCCCAAACAAAGGGAGGTCTTCCG